AGCATCTGATAAATCAAATGCTGGGGTTGCATCAGAAGCACCTAAATCTACCTCTACACCACCATAAGAAACTGAATCATTTGCTAACTTAGAATTAGCAATAGAACCTGCTAATTGAGCATTTGTAATGGTTCCTACAAGGTTTGTGGTTTTATAATTTACCGCATCAGTTAAGTTAAATGCTGGAGTAGCATCAGTTCCACCTAAACTTAAAGAAATACCACCATAAGATACATAAGAATTATCTAAAGAAGCATTAGGAATAGAGTTTAAACTAGCACCAGAACCACTGAAGGTTGTAGCAGTGATAATACCTACAGCAATGATACCAGTAGAATTGGTAGTTACAGCAGTGCCAACATAAGAACTAGTAGCAGTTATAATACCAGTAATATTGACTCCACCTGTTCCAGTAATATATTTGCCATTAATATCTAAATTACCACCAAGTTGTGGGGTTGTGTCACCTATAATATTGGTTGTAATTCCTGTAAGAGAATTATATGGATAGTTGGTTGCGTCGCTTAAATTAAATGCTGGAGTTGTATCGGAAGCACCTAATGCAAGTGATACTCCACCATAATTGACTGAAGAATTTGCTAACTTAGCATTCGCAATAGAACCTGCTAACTGGGCGTTAGTGATGGTTCCTGATAGAGATGAGGTAGGATAATTTGTAGCATCACTTAGGTCAAATGCTGGCGTTGCATCAGCAGCACCCAATGCTACTTCGATTCCACCATAAGAAACAGTAGAGTTTGCTAACTTATCATTCGCAATAGAACCACCTAATTGAGCATTTGATATGGTTCCTGTTAGATTTGATGCTGCTAAATTACCATCAAATGATGATGCAGTTATAATACCACTTGCAATGATACCTGTAGAATTAATCGTTACAGCAGTACCGACAATTGCAGAACTTAAAGTAGAAACTCCAGTAACCTTAAGGTCTTTGGCAGTTGCACCAGCAGAAACTGCTAATGATGATGCTGTTACGATACCAGCAGCAGCAAAAATACCAGCAGCATTGATTGTTACACCACTACCGACTATTACAGAAGGAAGTGTAGAAACACCAGCAGTTACAACTATACCACCAGCAGTTACTCTTACACCAGTTCTTGCAGTTACAAAACCAACGGAATCTATATTCGTTACATCCTCATAGGTTAATGTTCCACCAATCGAAACATCACCAGTTACAGTTAATCCACCACCAACAACAATGTTCTTCGCAACACCAATACCACCAGATACAACTAATGCACCAGTTGTAGAATTTGCTGCTTCTGTAACATCACTAACTGTAGTAATACCACTGAAAACTGTTTGACTCATGGTGCCAGATATATTACCAGCAACAGACAAGTTACCAGCAACACTTACATTATCTGGAAGACCAATTGTGAGAGTTGTACCCGAAGCAGTGGTCTGAATTTCGTTATTTGTACCAGCAATAGTAAATGATTGACTATCAAGGTCAATAGAACCACTTCCAGTACCACCTACAAAATCTAAATCTTGATCAGTTAAATTACTATCAACATATGCTTTAATCGATTGTTGAGTTACTAATGCTGTAGCACTATTAGAAGCAAAACTATCTTCATCTAAAATTGTATTAATACCAACAGTAGCACTTCCACCAATCTTAAAGTTATTCGTTACAGTTAGTGCAGAACCAACAATTACATTATCTGGAAGTCCAACAGTAATAGTTTGACCTGATGCAGAAGTTTCTATCTCACTTGCTGTACCAGAAACTGCAAATGTTTGACTATCAAGGTCAACAGCACCAGTTCCACTATCACCAGAGAAATCTAAATCTTGTGCTGTTACTTGTGAATCAACATATGCTTTAATTGATTGTTGAGATGCTAATGCTGCTGCACTATCAGAAGACAAATCATCTTCATCTAATATGGTAGTAATACCAATAGAATTACCAATCTTAAGAGTGGTTAATGTAGTAATACCAGTAATATTAAGGTCTTTAGCAGTTGCGCCAGCAGAAACTGCCAATGATGCAATTGTAGAAACACCAGTAATATTCAGGTTATTTCCATCAATGGTAACTGAATCACTACCAACCGTTAATACACCAACAATTCTTGCATTACCAGCAATAAAGACATCACCACTAAAGGTTCCAATACCAGTAAATGTAGAAACACCAGTAACATTTAATTGATCTAACTGACCCTTACCATAGAATTTATCGGCAGTTACTGAATTGATTCCTAAAATATTTGTTGTACTATTTCCATTAATAATTCCATTCGTACCATTACTATGAATTTGTAAATCAGTTCCATCACCAAATATTAATTTTGTATTATCATAAAATTTAAGGCTATCTGCTGACTTATCCCATATTGCACTATAATTATCACCTGTAAAGGTTACATCACCATTAGTATAAGTAAGACCAATTACATTAATACCCTGTCTAAAAGTACTAATACCAGCAGTTACATCAATACCACCAGCAGTTACTCTTACACCTGTTCTGGCAGTTATAAGTCCAATAGAATCTACGTTTGTTACATCTTCATAAGTAAGGACACCACTAAATGTGGCAGCAACACCAGTTATATTTCTAATAGTAAGATCACCACTAGCTGCAGATATATTTCCTAAATCAACATCAGGAGCACCAGTTAATCCACCAGCAGTACCAGTAGTATTTTGATTACCTGCAGCATTTACACCAGGTAGGTTGATATTAGCACTACCATCAAAAGATACTCCACCAATAGTGCGGGCAGTTGATAATATATCTGCTGAAGATGCATTACCAGAGAAAGTAGTTGCAGTTAAAGTATTAGTTGATGGATTATATCTAAGTCCTGTATCAGTATAAATTACATTTGCACCAGTAGCACCATCAGCAAAAGTTACATATCTTGATGCGTCTGTAGTATTTTGAGCAGAAAGAACTACTTTAGATGCAGAACCAGCAGAAAGAGATGCTACATTCGTCCAAGTTACACCAACACCAGTAGTTGATAGTACTTGTCCATTTGCACCAACTGTATCTAAATTATCTGTTATCGTTCCAGAAATAGTTAAATTGGTAACTGTAGAAGCACCAGATACATTGAGATCACCAGATACATCTAATTTGGTAACTGTAGAAATACCAGATACATTAAAAGTACCATTTACATCCAATTTAGCAGTTGGTACACTTGATCCAATACCAACCCTATCAGTGCTGCCATCAGAAAAGATTAGATTATTATCATTTAATCCTTCAACACGAAAATCGAGATTATTACCACCATCATTGATTACAACTGTATCAATACTTGCTTCTTCAGCATGAATTAAAGCTTTACCACCAGCAATAATTCGTATTTGGTCATCAGTAAATTCAATATAGGTATCCAAATCTCCATTATGCTTGATATTATTTTCTACTATTACATTATCACTTACAACAGCATCGCCTGTTATACTGATTCCACTATTAGTGGTAGCAAATTTCTCATTATCATTAAAGAATAATTTTACATCTGCACCATCAGTACAAAGAATATAATCCTCACTATGATTTTGAGTTTGTATTCTTATATCATTACCAGCAATTCTAAATTGTCCTGTTTCATTTCTGATACTACTATTTCCACTCTGATGGAATATTTTTAAATCTCCACCCGATGCACTACCAAATACACATTGAGCATTATCATCAAACTTAAACTTACTTGTTGCTTGATCCCATAGAATATTATATGCAGCACCAGGGAATTGTACATCATCATTAAAGGTAGAAACACCAACAACATTTAAAGTACTAGTACTTACATTAGTCGTACCAACACCTACACTACCACCGCCACCAGTTCCACCTTTCCATTTTCCTGTGCTGGAATCATACTCTAAAACCTTACCATCAACCATTGCAGAGGATATATCTACATCCTCTAAGTCCTCAATACGAACAGCACCACCCCCACCTAGAACAGATAGTTGTTGCTGAACTCTATTAACAAATAACCTATAATGGTCTGAAAGATCTTGTAGAGTAACAAATTTTTGATCTAAAGGTGTTAAAGGATCCGAATTCTTTGCACTCGGAATAATATTTAAAAGACCTTCAGTAGTAATACTTTTATCAACTTCATCAAGATTATATTGTAAACCTTCGATTTTTGTTAAAAGTTTTTGATTCTCTTCAGATAAATTATCAACTTCCTCTAGATATTTCTCTTGATCTGGTATTTTTAATGATGCAATTCTATAAAGGAGATCTTTAACTTCTTGATTTAATCCTTTAATATCTTCATCATAATATTTAATTTCTGGTTTATCTTCTTTTCTAAGTTCAATTAAATCCTTAACAGTAGGAATAGATCTAGAAACAGAATCAACTTTTTCTTGAAGCCTTTTTATCTCCTCATCATAAGATTTGACTTCTATAAGAGATTCCTCAGTTATTTCTTCTTCTTTAATTATTTCATCGACTACTTCTTTGTCCTCACCAAAAAATTCCTTTGGAGCAGCAAACTTTTTATTTTTTAATTTCGCCTCCTCCTCTAATTTTTTCTGAGCTGCCTCTTTTTCAAGAAACTCATTACGCTTTTGCTCAAAAAAATCGGAGGGATTCTTTAAGGACACTTATAAGTACTCCGAGGGTTCATCTATTTAAATATTTATCACTAACTCCAGGCTTGGTCTTCGTCGCCAAATACTACGTAATTGACTACGCTACCAATTCCTGACCCTCCCGCAGTTGCTGGTGCTGTAATTTCTACAACGAGTTTTTCTCTATCAGTCATAATTATAGGATATGATGGCAAATCCCACAAATATGTTTCATTTGGATCTAAATCTTTTCTTAATAATCTATATGCCGCCTTTCCAGCACCCTCAACTTCTTCAAAATGAGGGTAAACATAAACAGAGGAAGTACATGTTCCCACTCCCGATGTATTATGCATTAAAATAGTTCTTACATACGTAGTAGTACCAATACCTGTACCACCAGCAGTTTCAGTAACTCCAACAGTGTAGATGCCAACTGTAGAGATTCCTGTAAGAGATATAATTTGTGATAATTTATTTTGTATCGCCATTTTGATTCTTAATTAATTTGGCAAGATCTGCAGTGGAACCTACAAAAAGAGCATTAGTAACATTTTTTGGACCTTTCTTTTCTTCTTCATTAACATCTTTCAGTTTTTTCTGAAGATCCATTAATTTATCAGTAGCATCAGAAACACTCTTAATTAATTGTCCTGCTACTTCGTATGCTCTAGGCATATCACTATCTTGAGCTACCTCAAGAATACCATTAATAGCCTCTTGTCCTTTTTCAATTATACTATAAAGATTGCCTCTTGTATACTCATAATCCTTTTCAATGTCATTTTGAGTAAGCCTAGATGGTTTCTCTCTTTCAATCACATTAGATGTTTCTTTTACCACTTCAACTTCTGAAGTTAAATTAAAAGTTTTATCTAATTTAGTGTATTCTTTAGTCATTGTCATGTAATTGTACCACTAAATCCAAAGTCATCACCCATTTCTATTAGAGCATCATCAGCAGCAGTAATACCCTTGAGTGAATCCCCTCTCAAATGAGATGTTTGGGTAGTGTTGTCTTTCGCTCTCTCAACAACTATATTATTACCATCAATCTTCTTAACATAAATCTCTTCCTTACCAATAGCATAGTATGTATTGGCACTTAATCCACTTCCGTCTGCTACTGTCCATTGTAGATCTGAAAGTCCTACATCTGCCTCTAAGGTTGTAATTACATCTCCAGTGTAATCCTTGACTGCTCTTGGAACAACAGAATAAGTAATATCCCTCTCGACACTTCTGGAATCTCCAGAAATATAATTGACAGACATCTTCTTGATGATATCCTTCGTTGCCGTAGAAACAGGACCGAATAGGTAAGTTTTAGCAGTAAATCTTAAAGTATAAAGAAGAACTCTTCTCTGGGTGAAATCTCCTTCATAATCATCTTGCATTGTTATATTTTCTAAAACAATGGGAATATCTCTTTTTTCTTTAATTGATGATACTAACTCTACCGTTACATTATATGATGGTTGAAAATAAGGTAAAATTTGCTCTACAATCTGCAATGCATCATCATTTAACTTTGTCATAACAGCAAGTTCAAATTGCATATTATAAGGAACTGGCATATATGCTTTTTTAGTGTCCTTACCAGAATCTGGATCCTTTACAGTAAACTGTTGGGTAGTAGTAACCTTTCTAGAAGGATCATAAGTCAAACCAGTAAATTCAAAAGACATCCTAGGCAAAGTAATTGCTGTAGCCTTGTTTAAATCTGGTGATTGAGTTAATCTTGCTAAAAACTTTTGGGTAGGACCATAAGCCAAAGGAACTCTCATTACACCTACAGTAGCATCCGAAGAATCTGTATGAGTAATTGACATACCATTGAACAAAGAACCAAATGCAATGATGGTTCTTCTCAAAATTTCGTTATAAAAATATTCAAACATTGTTAGAGTCCTAGTATCTTATATTTATGGCATTCCAAAGGGATTGGATTCTGTAAAATCTATAATTGAATCTGCTTCTGTCTCAATATTGACATTATCAGCAAAACCATCGTCTTGTGGTTCAACATCAACAATTCTCAGTACACGAGAAGCACCAGAAGTTGCTCCAGTGAGAGTATCACCAACAGTAAATGTTCCGGTAACGTTATTTACTTCTAATTCATTTGTAGAAGAATTCCAAGTTCTTACCCTTGCTGTAGTTCCACTCACACTTCCGGTAATCGTCTCATTAAAGACAAAATTACCTGTAGAATCCATTGAAGGATCTGAGAATGTAGCATAAATTGGAAGGTCACCTGCTGTATATCCAGCACCAGTATTAGTGTACCAAACATCAGTTACCTGACCAGGAGCATTAAGGATAGCAACCGCAGTGGCAGTTGTACCAATACCTGTCTTAGTAACAGCTAGTGGTGTAGGCATTGTGACTGTAGGTGCTACTGTAAATCCACCACCAACATTAGTAACTGTTACGATACCCAATGTACCATCACCAGCAAACATAGTACCAGCAGCACCCGTTCCAGTGTCACTAGTAAATGCGATACCAGCAGTTGCAGTATAACCAGCACCAGGATTTATAACTCGAACTTCCTGAACAGATTTTGCCTTAGCATTTACATTTAGATTACATACCTGCATACCACCAATCATATATGCAGTTAGAATACCAGTTACTCCACCTGAAGGTGCTGAAGATACCCCTATGTATGGTGGAGTTATGTATCCACCACCTCTATTTGTAATGTTAACATATTGAAGACCACCAGAAGTTATAATACCAGTGTATGCTGCCGCTGTAACGCCCGTACCGACCACTGTAAGCGTCTGTGAGGGTCCTAAAATGGTAGAGATGCCATCTTCTGTGGTTCCATCAGTTTCATCCCCTACAAGCTCATTATCGATCTCATCAATGCCTGTATCAATAACCTCATCCTCGTAACGGAAGAGCTCACATCTCAATTCATAAACATAATTCTTTTGTAGTTGATAGAATGGTTTTTCGTGCTCTACATACTTAATTTCAAATAAACGATCTCCTAATGGGAAATAAATTAAATCTCCTTCTTTAGGTCTTGTAGAAAGTTTTACATTTTCCTCATTCTTCATTAATGGAGAGATATAATTTTCAAATCTCTCTCTAGAAATAATTAAAGTTATTTCATTAGTTGCTTCTATACCAAACTTGGTTAATAATACTGGATTTTGTCCATATCCATCAAAATTATCAACATATGCCTCAAGAGGATAAGCGTCATCAAATTGAGACCTGATTACCTCTCTAATAACAGTATTTTCATTCATATATTTGCGAGGCATATAATGCACCTCGACACCATACATCCTCAACTGTTCGTTGATTAAGTCTTGAACAAGATTCTGCTCAGTTTTAGCCCCTTGCTGGAAATATGGATTGAGCATAATCTTAACCTATCATATCTAATGGTGGTAATTCCCAAGTATTGGACATCTTTTCACGGATTTTTTCTAAATCCTTTTCAGCATCATCATAAATTTGTCGTCCATTTAACTCAATACCACCAGGTAATTTAACCCCCTGGAATTTCAGTAGATTTTGTCCCCACTGCTTCTTAATGAGAGCAGTAGCATAAGGTTTTAAGAACGAATCATTCCAAACCCTGGTATAATCATTTGGATTTAATAATCGGTAACAATCCATAATAATAAAATCACCTTTATTAAGGCTATTCCAATCAATATCAAGATATAATCGATCTTGTCTTTGATTAAATCTTATTTGTTTTTCTGTAGTTAATGCAAATTGAATATCTTCCAGATATGTTTTGACCATTGCATAAGTTAAAATCTCAGTCGAACCCCAATAATAGATGTCATTTAAGAATAACTGGTACTTAACACTAAACATGTTATTAGTAGCAGTATCCATTCCGTCAAAATGCATTACTTTAGTTACACCAATAATTTCTGGTGGAACTTCTATATAATTACTATTTTCATACCAATTAAATGATGTTGCTACTCCTGCAATCGTTGCAGTGGCAGTAGTAGTAACTATTCCTGCAGTATTAGTTGAAGTGGATGTTTTATATGCTGTTCCTCTATCAATATCTTCTTGTGTTACCTCATACTTCATGAATAACTGAGTAACACCATCGAAATGACGTTCATTAAAATACTGTACTGCGTCATCAATTATATCGTCAACTTGCTCATCAGCGACATTAATTTCCAAGACAGGAGCTCCTAACTGCCTTAAACAGTATTCTTTAAAAGTGGCTCTACTGGTTGGTTGTGACATTTACCCTATTATCCCCTTGTAATATTTAGGGTGCGGATGATATACCCGAATAAACTAGAATATTACCATTGACAATATTATATATTGTTGCACCAGAACTCACTAAAACATTATAAACGTATCTGCCTTGTGTCAAACTTCTAGTATCAGTTGATCCAAGAGATATTTTAAATACTCCTCCAGCAGCACTCGTAAATCCAACAGTAAACGTTGTGGTAACTCCTAACGTTGCACCCACGGCGACGCTCTTAGACATTTGAGCAGAACCAGTCCATCCAGTTGTTGTAGCAATTCCAACTGCATTTGATCCAGAAAAATCAAAAACAGCATTAGATGTATCCTTTACATTATAACTTGCACTAAAATCAGTACCACCATAAATGGTCAAATTCGCTGCATAGGGTACTCCTGAATCTGGATCGAATGTTAGATTCTTACTTGCCATTGACTAATTCCCTTAGTAAAGATTTGATTTCTGTCATCTCACCTTTTAAATCATCAAGATCATCCTTCATAGCATGAAGATCTTCATTTTTTAATTTTCTAATGTTACGTCTATGAACGTATCGATCATGTTCCATAGTATTTACATTAAGTATCGCACCGTTAAGAGGATCTCTGGCAAGGTCGCCATTTCCTTCAACTTTATAAAAATCTTCCATATCATGCTAATGCCATAACTCTAAGACCCTTCATTCTAGGAACATAAACTTGATTAGTTGAAGTTAATACAATCTTAACTCTATAAGTCCTATATGTAGGTAAATCATCCGCCGTAAATACATACTCGGAATATGCTAACTCACCAGCCTCAAATCCATAAGTATTGGATGGTGTAATAAATTTGTCTGGTTGACCATTATTATCTTTAGCAGCAATAACTGCCCCAGTAGCCTTATTGAGATTCTTAAATCCAGGGAAAGGAGTAAATACAGGATTTAAACCTTGCTGATTACTAATATAATAGAATGCTCTAATATCACATTCAGTATTGATGTAAGCATCACACATTATCTTAAGAGAAGTAGCAGAATTCTCCAAAGTAATTTCTTTCGAAATATACTGACATGCTGTAGGATCAGTCTCCAGACCACCTACTCTTGAATCAGTTGAATAATCAGTAATAATTTCATTAACTCTATTAGACGTAGTAATAACTGCTAATCTTTGAGCATCAATCATGGGACTGAGCATACTATTTGTAGAGTTAAGGAATAATCTCAAATTGAATGATTTATTTCCTGGTTGATTAGTTATATAATTGTTTTCATTAACCTCAGAAGCAATCAATCTAGGAGTAGTCATATAATTATTTTCATTTAAAATTACAGGCTCATATCCATTATCAACCCAAGGAATTTCAGTTCCACTCAAACTCTTACCAGTAGTAGTTCTCATTTCTCCTGTTAAGGAAGTTCCTCTAATGGTTAGATTCTGAGCCATTGGTGTAATAACCTCAAAAGGCATATTTTGGGTTGCATGTATGTCCTTTCCTCCAGTAGATTTAGATGAATTAAAATACAAAGCAGGGAATCCACCTGTACCATCACGTACAGTGCTCTTTGTTGCACCAGACATATCTATCTTAATATTATAAGAATCAAATGTAATAGAATTTGCTAAATCAGAATCACTTAAAAGATGACGTTTGTTGATTCTGCGTAATGATACTCCACCAAGTTCATATTTGTAAATTGGAGCTCCACTTTCCCAAGCATCTTGAGAATGACCTTCTACATTACGAGTACTAATACCAAGAGTATTACCATTAACCGAAGTAATTGAGAAGACTTCTCTATCATCTCCCGTCCCAATCTGGACATATCCAAAGTTTGTTGTTCCGATACCTACACCTTCAAAAGTACTAAAGGCGGATGCATCTTCAACAGTCAAATCCATTTCATCTGTTCTAAGTCTTTCTACAGTCCTAGTGGGCTTAACATCGGATATTGCTTCAGTAATATTAACATAATTACTATCAAAATACATTCCATGATTCTTATGATCTACTTTAATATGCTGTCCATCATTAACGGTTACAATCGATGAAACTTGAACATCTCCACCATATCCAGCATTTAATGCATTTATGTTACCAGCAGCATTTGTAAGCATTATGGTTTTAGCAGCACCAACTGAGAACTTACCCTGAACATTATCAACAACAAGTTGACTAGTTAAACCAATAGAAACAATTGATAATCGGCAATCCCTACCAACAGAATTTACACCTAAAGTAGTAAATCCAACAACATCACCTACAATATAACCTTCTCCACCAGAAGTGATAGTTGCAGTTCCAACTACACCATCCTTAACATAAACAGATGCTACTGCACCTCTTCCTGAACCACTAACGGTGACTAAATTTACACCAGTAACTGTCCTTGATCCATCAGCAGGAGTGTATCCAATACCAGCATTAGCAACATTTAAAGTTCCTTCTGCTTTACCAGCAACTCCTATTAAAACTCCACTAGCAAGTTCTGTTCCGCTAGCATCTTGAGAAATCTTACGTCCTAATCTTAAAGCAGTATCTGCTACTGTAGTACCAAGACCCACTCTTACTTGTTTAGAGATTATATTTAAGGAATTGGGCATAAGTTGAGGAACTTGCTTATTTCCAGCTGCTAATGGTGGATTATATAATTCTACAGATCCAGATTCTAAGAAATCTGCTCTATAAATCTTAAACTTAAGATCTTCCCATTGGCTAGGTTCCCATGTAGAAGCATTCTGGGATTTAAACATAGAACCCAGATATGGCTGGTTAGAAATATAAGTTTGAGTTAATATATCAACTTCACCAACTCTAGACACATAAACAGAATACTTAGTAGAGTTAGATGCCAAAGCAATAGCATATTCTCTAGAACCTTCAAGATAAACAGGTGCTTTAAATTTAATGTTTGTTGCGACAGATCCATCACTAGAAGTTGTAATCGAATCTGGTTCTACAACTATTTCCGAGAATGGAAGAATATGTTGTGTTGGCATTCCAGCTTCCATTGTTCTTAACTGGAAGACCATTGGAACATCATTATCATCTTTAGAACTAAAGAAGATGTCGCAACTGGTTACAAATACACCATTAGCATCATCAACCAAGAATGATTGAGCAAGAGGGTCATACCATCCAACCACAACATTCTTTTGAACTTCTCTATTAATTACAGTAGAATCAACTTTCATTAATCCACTAGCTTTCTCAACATATTCTGCCGCGAATTCCATCTTAGTCTCAACTCTTGCATTCCTTACAGAAATAATCTGCTCTTGAACATTTTCAACTGTTCCAGATGCAGTATAAGACTCTTCTGCAATAGTTGATGCAAAGTTTTGATTATTATCTTTGTCATTTATTAAAGTTAATACTTTTGTTCCACATTCAAATCTTGGATTACCAGATTTATTTGGATTTGGAATAAAGAACGAACCCTGGAAATCTGCTGACAGATCAGAAACTAAAGTTTTAGTAACAATAGTAGCATTTGCTCCACTCTGCATTCCTTTAACATTAGATCCGGCTTCGAAGTGACCCCAATAATTACCACGAGTTTCTTCCTCTAGTGAAACCAAATCTATATTAAGTATATTCGAAGTAGATGAATAAGCAGCATTTAAAGGTTGGTTAGTATAAGGATTTTCCTTATAAACCTGAGTTGGATTATTATATGGACCATACTTATGATTTGTCTGTGCAACTCTAAAATGCATATGCATTTGGCTACTTGGAATACCAGATTTTACAACACTAACTCTTTCTCCAACTTGGAAAACACCATTTACCATTGATATATCTACTAGTTTTGGTGTTACCCATTTAGTTACATCTTCACCATCTAAGAAAGCATAAAGTTTTGTATTTGGCTTCATTCTCTTAGCCTGAACTGTAATATTTCTAGATCTCATATAAGGAACAAGATCCCTACTTACAACTTTATCACCAATATTAATAGTATCCCACTGTTCAGTAACAGTAGTTCTTGAACCAGTTCGGGTCTTCATACCCATCTCAATTTTTTGACGAGTTACATCTTGAATTTCTTCTGTAACTAAATCTCCAATATATTGACGAGAACGACCACCAGGTCCTTGCCCTCTCCATCCACTTCTCTCTATTCTATTTTCTGTCTTAACTACGTCCCATCTAGCACCAGTCCAATTCTCTTCCCAAGCACCCCAAACAGTTGGACCCATACCAGTTTGTGGATCTACACCTTCTTGCTCTTGAGCTCTCTTCATAGTTTCAGCAAAATTACCTTCTTGTTTGGTAACTTTTGGTTCCAATCTAACTTGATCCATCCAAGTATCACTAGCTGGAGTTAATTCAAGTGTTCCATTCCAGAAACTAATTAAGAAAGGTGTAACACTTTCAGTTCGTGTCGCAAATGCTTGATTTATATACTCAACTTCTGTGAAATCAAGCATTACAACATCATTCATTTTTCTTACATTATTTCCTTCAATAGTTGCAACAGAATCATCCTGAGAATCATCTCGATTTACTACAGGACCAAACATCAACTGAATTTCAGATGTAAAATGCCTTGGTCTAAGTTCTTTACGTTCTCTGTCAATACTATTCTTAATGCCACCTGCAAGATATTCCTGTGACATAAAGGATGTAAAGTTATCAACATACAATCCAGATTTAAATCTATTAAGACCATCTGCATCAGGAACAAACATATTTGCAGTTTCTGTCTCAAGAAGAGAAAGAGTAGTATAATACTCTAGATTCCTAATTCTATCTTCAAGGACTTTAATATCCTTCATTTGGAATCTCTTATGCTTCATAAAGTCCAAAACAGCTTGTTCTGTACCATAAAGATAAGGTGGTAGAGTTACTTGACAAATTTCTAGAGCATCATCAACAGGTCCTGGTCTTTCTGGTTTTTCTGCAGGAGTTCCGTATTTTACAATAAAGTTTCCACTCTTTGTTAAGAAAATTCTATCAATTCTTCCCAAGTAGAAAGAATATGTTGTCATTAATGATTCATCAGAAGCTAAAATGTTTGTTGGATTTTGACCATCCACCTTAAAGTTTCTTCCCCAAAACTCCAATGGAGATCTAACGCTTTCTGCAACTGTATAAGGAGCAACTCTAGGTCTAATATCAATCATATCAGTATTAGAAACTCCATTAACCATTCCAATTGAGTCATATGGGAATGTTTGATAAGAATCAACAGTTACAATATCTCCAGTATCTGTGGATTCATATTTTGCATTTTCAAAATAAATCTTTATTTTTTTATCAGGTGCTGTAGTAGTATCTTTCCTTATTATTTTACCATAATCCCAGAAAGTAGATTCCTGACCTCTTCTATATTCAAATCCCTCTGTTACATTAAAACTTGGTTCAACTAATTTTAATATAACTGCTTCCGTTCCAGATTCTGAAGCAATAATAGTTTCACCTTCTGTAAACGAACTATCATTCTTACGAATATATCCAAGATTAAGATCATCTAATTTATCAGCAACAATAGCAATAGCTCCACTTGTTTGTCCTGTTATAAATTCACCAATTACCATTTCTGCTGTAGTGGCCGAAAGATTCTTAATTGCCGTAAGAGTCATTTTATCTGCTTGAGGATCAGCAGTAGTAGAAGATTCATAAATCGCATGTATCTTTACTATATCAGGGAAATTCAAAGATATTTCTTTATCCTGAACTCTAGTACCAAATGGATATGTACCAAATGTTAATCCATCTTGAAGAGAAGTTGTTCCAATACCGGATGCTTCATTAGTTGATTTATCAACTATAATAGAATTAACTCTTTCTCTTATTTTTTGCTTTATTGTTGGCTTATTTTTCCTTAAAGTAGCAACAAGCTGAGCACCAGTATCTGCTGAACCTAAATCAAAGAACTGAAGTAATGTTCCACCAGCAGTAAGACTCATCTTATCTGCGGTTAAAACTTCAGTAGTTCCATCAGATCTTATTAAAGAATATCTCTCATCATCAAAAGGTTCAAACACTTCATTTGCACCAGATTGAACTTGTGCAGAGAATTGATTATTTGAAATGTCAACTTCAAAAGTTCTTCTTATAGTAATATAGGAATCTGTTAGGTCAACTGTAGCAATATTTGTAGTAGGTAATTCAGTATAAAGAGTATTATCCCTAGATTCTGCTAATTTTGTACCAATAAATTTAAAATCAGTTACTTGTATTTGTGATGATGGTAATGTACCAAAACAAACTCCAGTTACAGTCTGAATTTCTTCTACCGTAAAATGACTAGAACCTACACTAACAATTTTAGCCCTTGCAGGTAATTGTGATAAAGGAGTATTATACTCAACTAAAGAATCAACTTTAGCTAAAGGTCCAGGGAATCCAACTCTAGGACTTATTACAGTACTAATACCTGCAGCACCTGATTTTGGACTTATAGTAGCAATACCAACAAACCCAAGAGTTTGTGGAATAACATCCGCACTAAATGTATTAATTCCAGAAACATGATTATTAGTTCCATAAACAGAATCAACATCATTTAAATCATGTGCAGTAACAGCTATGGCAATTCTTCCTTCTGTAATGCTATCAAATGTAAGAGTTTCATTATTAATAAACGTTCCAGTTACTTCATAACATGTTAATGCTGTTCCAGCAGAAACTGCATCTTTAAGAAAAGCAGTTGCTCCACTATTATTACCAGTAACATACGTAGGAACAGAAAGAGTAACTGAATCATTAACTACTAGTTCAGTAGTAGTTTGAACATCATAGAGTGCAAGATCCCATCTATTGACCTTATCATTTACAGTGTCATAACTACCAGATTCCAACCTAAAATCATAGACTCTAGCAACACCTACTTCTTTACCCACAAGAGTATTTCTATCACTACCTAATCTATTATTACGTAAACTTACCGTATAAGTATTTCCAATTCCTATTGTAGGTGATCTATAAACATTATTTACTGTTAAAGTTGGTCCAGTATTATATTGAATCGCTTGATTTTCTACAACTTTGGTTGATCGTGGTTTATCACAATCTAAAAAAGTAGAATTAGTTGTCTCAATTTCCCATCCACGAACAAATGCCTTACCTGGAGAAATTTGATATAATGCTAAATCATCAGAAGGTGTAGATCCGCCAGAAGTAATCTGTCCTGCTGAATAAACTCCTCTGCTACCCATTCCATCATTTAAAGAATTCTTTAAAGTAACAGTAAAAGGTTTGCAATAATAATCCCCAGATTCTGCATATGTTCTTCTAGCAAGAATTTCTAGGAAATTCATATTATAATCATCAGCAGGCTTCTTAACTGATGTTATGTTACCATCAGCTACCTGTGCAAGTTCAACAAAATATCCACCACCAGTAGTAGGTGCCTGAATAGTTACATTTGTTATTTGAGTTGCATTAACATTATTAATCTGTTGTTGAATTATATTTACATTGGTTACGTTATAAGTATCACCACCACCTGTAACATCAACCGCATTAGTATCATCGGTTGTTGTAGTGGGAGTATCAGCAGGATTAATTACAGGATTTGGAGCAGGTGAAGGTTGCCCACCAGCATCATCTGAGTAATCTCCTAAACGTTTTTTATATAAACCTGCTGTAATTTTTAATCTATCTGCACCAGGAGCAGCATAATTATTAAATCCCTGAGAATTATCATTTAAACTAGGATCTACATCTGCATTAATTATTTCTTCTGTTACAAATAAACCTACTCTATAATTGGATCTATTACTATACTGATCCAAAATCATAGTTTCTTTATTTACAGTTACAAACTGTCCATGAAAGAAATATATACCTTCATCAATGTTAAAAGATGAACCTGTTATTGATGCATTAGTTGGAAAAGTGGTAGCAAATGGTGTACCTGGCTCTATAGTAGAATTTCCAAGTAAACCAGAAAGAATAGTTTCATTACAAGTTAATTCTTCTCCATCATCAAATTCTTTATCAGTATTATTTCTAGTATTCGAACTCAAGTAATTTATATAAAGAGTAAGAGTTCCTCTTTCAGATTCTTCTGGTCTTAAAACTCTATCAACAACTGCCGATACACCCGAATTTGATCCTATAATTTTTGTTCCAACCAATTGATCAGCATATGCAGATACAGGAACCCCTTGAAAATTATTATTAAGCTGTACACCATAGTATAACTGGTTATATCCAATATTTCCTGGAATTACTTTAGCACCTTCTTTAAAGAAATGCTTACCAAACCTTTCAATCTGATTCTGTAGAATAGATTGTAAAGTAGTTAATTCTCTCGCTTGTACTGGGTATCCAGGTTTAAACAAGACTTTTGCAAAATCATTATCTGCCTGAAAGTCGTCAAAATATGGCGATACGTTAAGATTCGTTTGTAGTGGCATAGTCCTTTAGAATTGCAAAATGACTTTAATGTCTTCTTTTTGGTTCACAGACCTAACAATAGAAGGTCTATTATCAACATATATAATGTCTCCTGAATAGCGTCTAACTTCAGGACCAGAAATACCTTCGGAAAATTCTTGACCAAGGTAATATGTTCTATTATTTATTGAGGTAGAGACACCGGAGAACGCTGTATTTATAGCTAAATTAGAGCCTGTTGAAGGTACAATCGTCAAACTACCACCAGTAGCAGGAGCACTAGTAAATAAATGCTGCTGATACCCCCATTCTGGTTGTGTTTGTCCAGTACCAACAGTGTTAAAACCAGCCATGGTTCTATCTTGCCAATACTTCAACACTCCAGTAACTGAATCATAATTTATAACTCTACCAACTGCAGTTTCTCCTGTACCAATAGTTTGTTCAAAATATGCATCAGGAGTAAAGGTTGCAGTACTGTAACCCGTTCCTGTTAATCTTAAAGCATTACACGCACTTGCTTTATCAAGAGTTAAAAGAGCAGCTCCTGTTGATTGAGGACTATCAACAACACCAACCCTAGCAATATGATTTCCTGTTATAAAATCAGGATTAGTTTGATCATTTTCAATTCGAGAATATAAAAGAACATTCATCGCACCCAATTCTCTGTAAATGTCAAATCCATGACCTCCAGATGGGGGTATAATAACATCAAAAGTTGGTCTTGCAGTTGTTCCTGTAGGAACTCCCCCTGCAACTAAATCAACACTACCATAAGTATATCCTTCTCCTTGATTAGAAACAGTTACTGATTCAACTTGCTGATCAGCATCAATAACTACCGTACATTCAGCCTCAAATCCATCACCCTTAATAGGAACTTTTGTATAAGTTCTATTTGCAGTTCCAACACCAACACCTCTATTAGTAATGGTTACAATTTTAATAGAACCATCTACAGCATTTTGTCTTATTGGTGCATTAGCAGCACTAGTTCCCCATTCTACTGGAACTGGAATAAAATCACTAGATTCAAATTTTATAATATCACTAGGTTTAATAGTATAAAGATATTTCCATATATAACCATCCCCACTTGCACCAGCAGTTCTAGGTTCTAAATCTGTAAAAAGTGGCTGATCTAACGAAGGTCTGCCATTAGGATTGTCTGGATCCGTACCATTTTGAAGACATTCATAAACTCTATAATCTTCATTAATAACAAAAAATGTTGATGAATATAGATTAGTTGCACCAGAAACTTTTGCAGGATTAGATCTGCTAATATCAGAACGATACATATCATAAGTTGTACCAGATGACCATAGCCTCTTTGGAACAACTTGCCTAACATCATCTGCATTAATTTTCTTTAATGCAATCATAGTATCCCAATATTCATTTTCATCTTGAAAATTATCCTTAGGAGCAGGAGGAGTAGTATCCCAATCAGAAGATATGTCAGTAGGATTAGGTAACCCAACAAAAGAATATAATGATTTTGTTGAAGTAGTTACTCCAGCTACAAAGTTTTTCGCATTTAATATTCTGATTTGGTCAGTTATAATGGCGGCCATTTTGACAGATATTTTTCTTTATTTATTAAAGATTAAGTAGTATAATTTTTATACTTCAGTGGTTTGTACCTTTGGACCACTGCAGATGTATGAATACCAGTACCAGATATAGATGTAGTTATTCCATTATAACCACCAACAGTATCTGTTATACTACTTGCAGCAATCCCTACACCATCTAAAGTATAGCACTGGAATGAATTGATACCTGCTCGTGAAGGTAGAGTAATCAATCCCCAACTATAATTACCATAGAAATCAGATGTTCTTATTCCCACAGTTCCATACCAACCTGCTGGAGTTGATCCAACACCAACAGTAACTCTTCTTACATATGTAGATATACCCAGAACAGAAGTTGAAATACTAACTGCTGCAGTAACCTTATAAACATTATCAACAAAGTGAGTTCCTATTCCATAAGTATTAGATCCATCCAAGGAAATTATTGATGTCGTTGCAATACCTACATTAGAATCTTTGATTATAAAGTAATCATTAACACTCAAAGAACTCAAACTTAATCCAGTTCCAACATAAGTGGGTTGCCTCAAATAAGAATCGTAGGGTATATGTAAATCAAACACAATTTGATTACTAGTAGTAGTTCCAAACCCAACAATGACACCACTATCACCTACGTAACTACTTACTGGATTCACTTCATCAACTGCTGCTGGTGGAGAAATAAGAACTTGAGGTGTCTCCTGATTGCTATATCCCCATCCACCAGATGTTACTGCAATACCAGATATTGTTCCACCAGCACCAATTGTAACTGCACCATAAGCAGTCCAAGTAGTACCAATCCCAACTCCTCCTTGAAGTGCTCCAGTAGCACCAATAGAAACCGTTGCAGTAGTATATCCCACACCACCATCAGTAACAGTAATAGCAGATATTGTTCCAGCAGTAGAAACGGTTGCAGTTGCAGCAGCAGCAATCTTGGTTTCTTGTCCAATAAAAGTAATCTTATCTTGGAATGCAAGACTAATTCCACTTTCATTATTAGGATCAAAGAATGGTCTTATATTATCAACATATATTGCAGTTGAACCTACACCAACTGTTTTAATAACATAAGCACTAGGATAAATGTTTGGTTCATATAATTCTCTATCTTTACCCACTTCTTGCTCATTAATAATTCTATCTTCTGTTTGACGAACCCAAACAACAGGTCTCATTAGATTTTCATCCGTAGTATTTCCTGGTCCAAAATAAGGAACTGTAGTGACAGTATCAGTAGAATCTACTCTTGAAACTTCTCTTGGATCTTCATCCATCCATGCCTGTTGCATAAGACCTGCTTTCCAACTAACTGTTGAATCAGCCTCGATCATTATATCGTCTCCTGGTTTAACAGTTTCCAGAATTTCTACAGAATTAACATCTACACCAGCAGTTCCTTTATAGAACATAATCTTACAAGTATCACCCAATTTCGGTGCTTCTGTAAATGTTAATAAACTACCTCCCTCAAATGTATATGCTTTACCTGGAATCTGTAGAATGTCATTAACAAAGATAAGTAAACAATCTTGAACATTAATCTTAGATCCTTTAGCAGATAGAATAGACAGAACTGCTCCATTTTTCTTGATTTGGAAAGTAAGTTTTTCTCCATCAAATAGATGCTCTATCTTATCAATCATATCTAATTGACCAAAACTCCATGCAGTAAATTCGTCACTGAATATTTCATCAACAGTAAGCTGGAATTCTTTAGAACCAAAATCAGCAGTAGTTGGTATTCCAGTCAATCCACCAACTGGGACTGTTAGAATTTCGCCATTACCATAACCATATCCAAGATTTGTAAGGGCAAAATCAACTACACTAGATCCCTGACCAACAACAACATCAATAGTAGCAGTAGTTCCTACTCCAGTAACTGAATCAGAACTATAAATCAATGGCATATTAGAATAAGAGAGTGGAGCATCAATCTTTATAAGAGGTGGACTAGATTGACTATAAAGTGCTAATGTACCAACTCCACTAACTGAACTAATGCCAGTTATATAACCATTGTTAATAATGGCAGTAGCAATACCTGTGAAGTAAGTTGCATCCTTACCTTGAGAACTAATTCCAACATTAACTGTTTGAATTCCTGCTCTATATCCCGATCCACTATTTCCTATACTAATCGTTGCAATTGTACCCCCAGAAGAAACTACTGCGGTTGCTCCAGCAGCAACTAATGGTTGATATCCAAATCCTTCAGTAGAACCTACAGAAACTATAATACCACCAACTGGGAAACTGGATATACCTACATCATCTTTAAGTACTTGTGGAACTCCAGTAAAGGAAAGTGTAGTAATTCCAGCAGTATCCTCAAAGGTATAATCATAAGTTTCACCTCTTCCTTGAACAATACTATTAACTAAAATGAAAGCACCTGTAGATATTCCCACAAAATTAGATCCATCAACTTTAAGATCAAAATCTTGTTTTGTTCCATTAAATTGATTGGAAATACTATCAATAACATAATTAGAAGTATATGGTTCTAATGTACTGTCTGTAATTCCAGAACGCATAAACATTCTTCCTTGGAAACTATATCCTGTAGATATACCAGTCCAATCTCTGTCATCCGGTGCATTAGTATCACTACTCATTGGAGTATTTCCAACAGGAGCATCTACAAAGTTTAAAGTATTCTCGACAATATTATAGGCACCAATAACTTTAACTACCTTAGTATCTGTAGCAAATCCAGCAATCTTACTACCCATCCATCCTCTATCTACTCTAATAGCATTAGTAGCACCAACACCAATTGCAGTAATTTGCATTATCTCACCAGTATCAGCAGCACCAACACGAATCAAATCATCTGCAAAGAAAGATGTAATTCCTGAGAAGTAAAGAAGATCATCGGTAGTAAATGTAATTTGAGCAAGATGAGTAGTAGTTGCTGTTGCCACAATAGGAGATTGAATAACATTATTCAAACCAATAACAACTTTTGGATTAGCATCTTTTGCAGTAAATCTATGAGATGAACCAATACCAACACTAGTGAAATTCAAATGTTCTGGAATAGCTTTAAGAGCATTTTCAGCACTAGATGCTAATCTTATAGTATCAGCATCAACTTTAACAACAAATACACTTGAAGGTACTTTATCAGTCGTACCAATACCAACACCACCAGATTCTCCAAAAGAAGTAGAAGCAATTCCAATTGCCTGAGTAGCACCAATTCCTGCATGAGTATAAGTAACATTTTGCCCAGTAACAAAGAAGTGGTTTGGTAGTGTTATAGTACTTGATCCTACACTTACAACAGTAGAAGCATTACCAACAAAATCTCTATTGAAAATTTCTTCCTTATTATGAGTTAATGGGAAGTCTCTCTTAATGTCATTTAAAGTTCCTCTATAGGTTGCATAATTTGTTTCAATAGTACCATTATTAAACTCAATAGTATCTTTATCATCATCCTGTATTTTCAATGCATTCATATAAGTATTGACCTGACAGGCAATATTTGCATTTGGTGTAAATGTTGCTTCACAATAAGAAACACCACCCTGATTCTTCTGCAATCTACTTCCAACAGTACCTAACCCAGCAAGGGTTTCCATATTTGCCCACTCAGTATCATAAGCAGTTCCAATTCCAGTTTCTTCGCTATAATCTTCCAGAACAAAGAACTCACATAATTGATGTTCAGTATTTGTAGTATCAGTGACTTGAATTATGAAATATGCACCATCATAACCATCAACCTCAGGATTAAATTGAGTTGGGAAACTTCCAATACCAACAGGAACAGGAGAACCAGCAGCAGCAATAGTAGTAGTCCTTGATTCAAGAAGAGCATGTTTCATACTAATGGTTCCAATACCAGTAGTAGTATTTCCAATTGCTACTTGCATAGTATTAACTATACAAGTGGTTCCAATTCCAGTATTTGGATGGAAATCAATCTTAACAGTTCCACTCTCAATATAAGCAGAGTAAGTTCCAAATCCTTGAGCAAGATTTTGAGAACTGGTAACCATTTCACCATATTCTAGTAAATCAACAGTAGTTCCATCATGGAGAATATTAAGTTCCTCAAATTCCCAATCCTCACTATTAATTGTTGATCCATCTCCACCAGCATCTGGTGTTATACTAACCAAAACTTTAGCAGAACGATATGTTGTAGCAATACCTACAACTGTAGTAGTTGTTGCAGCGGCAACTTTTGTACTTGTTGAATCAATATAAACACATCCCAGACTTGTAGTACCTATACCAAGATAATTGTCATCTAAATTATAAGCTAAAGTAGCAACATAATAATCATTCTTCTTATACCTTGTAGGATAGAAAAGAACTTGACCTTCTGTACCAGATACTTGGAAATCAAATGAACCAAGATCATAAACATTATCAATTTTTGCATATTGGTTAATATATCCAAAAGTACCATCATGAATAAGGTCAACTATCATTATTTGTCTTTGACCTGTATATCTTTGGTCTTTAATTAATGTAAAATATTTCTTTGCTCTATGCTCAGTTAGAGTAAATGTATCAACTATACCGTAAATAGTTGGTCGTGGATTACTATTAAATGTTCCACTAAAATCATCTATAGTAAGAACCCTATTAGATTGAGAATCTTCATAATCACTAAGAATTCTATTTGCAAATATAACCTCATCTGATAAGATAGAACCACCTTGTCCTTGTGCTCCACCACCAACTCTTCTATAATTTTCTTTAACTAGATCAAAATCTGCTACCGCATTTAGATTTCCAAAACCAATTATTTCATTAACTGCTTCAATAGCAGTTGTTTCGGTATTCAATCCTACATTCATCATACTCTCATCAGTAGTAGTTTCTAACTGATAATCAGAGAATTTTTTAAATCCTAAAGTATGATTTAATGTACTTACTGGATCAACCCAAGTATCATAATCAACTTTAGACTTAAGTGAATAAGAGAAATTTTGATAATAGAAACTATCCTCAATTTTCTGTAAGGGATAATTCAATACTCCAGAGTCAGTTTCCCATCCATGATATACCTTAGACCATGCACCAAAATTAAGATCTGCTGGATAAACTTCTACTCTATCAGCACGTCCATGAACATGTGATGATTGTCCAATAATAACATCACCTTTCTTTAATTCATCAATAGTAGATACTTTTAATAAACCAACTTTTTTATCCCATCTATCAACAGTACCAACTTTTCCATCCACAGTTCCATCATCTACTTTTACTATTTCTCCTTCTAAATAATCAGCTGGATAAACCTCAATATTAAATATTGGCCACCATTTTTCAGCTACAATTCTTCCAGCAGAACTAGGAGCATGGAAAACACCAGGACTTTCTCCATCCTTTAAATAATCCTTAAGACTATAAGCAACCGTTCCAATTCCTCCAATATTCTCATCAATTGCAATTAGAGGGAAAGTATTATAATTATAACTTGCAGAATTATATCCTGTTCCTGTAGATCCTACTCCAACACTAATATTTTCAATTAAAACTCTATCACCCAATGTAAATGGGAAAGATCCAGCCGTAGTATATCCTACTGCTAAAGTAAGAGTTACATCTTTAGTAACCGTATTAAACCCAACAGTAGCAATTCCAACTCCATTAGTATTCTCTGTAGGAATAATATAAGGTGTAACATTATGAATTCCATTAGTATTTCTAAGAACTTCTACTGTTTGAGTTTTAAGATCATACTTAGCAGCAAATTCATCTTTTAACTCATCGGTCTTACCATCAAAAAGACGTAAATTTGGTGGAGATGAGTATCCCCTTCCAACAGAAGTAATTCCTACATGAGAAACACGAGCAAATTCTTTTATTGTTACAATTTGTGGTAAAGCAACACTAGGTTCTAATGTTTTATCTGAAGGGAAATTATATCCAATATTCTCAATTTGTGTTTTAGTGATTCTACCAATATTTTCACTGCTTGCTTCTGCTATACAATACTTACCTAAGTTGGATTGAATACTCTTAATTCCAGGAATTGAATAGTAATTGTTACCGCCATCAGTTACTAGGAATTCTGCTATAGGTCCAAAAGCAGTTGGTGAATCAGTTTTATATGTTAAATCGGAAGTAGTACCTGCATATGATACTTTTTCAGGATTTGCTGCTAATGTATAAGTGAATGTATTAGTTGATCCAACACCAATAACATGTTTGCCATTATAGACACTGAAATGTGAATTAATTTCATGTCCATCAAGAACATCTTTATCAATATCAATTTCTGCTTTTACTGTAGGTAGATTACTTTCATATACAGGAATTAATCTATAGTATAAGGTATCTGGGACATCTTTATTAACAGTTAATTCAAGTTTAGCATCTGTATCTATTCCAATTCTACCAGATTTTTTAACTTGGAACTCTTTAGTACTTGGATTTTTATTCCATTCTTTTTTACAATCATTATCTGCAAATAATTGGAAATCAAATGCTGGATATGATATTGTACCTACCGTATATGATAATGAAGAATCTGAAAGATCAAAAGTAATAGTAGAATCTTGATATACGTCTATTGGTGGATTTATTGGATTTAAAGTTCCACTAGAAGCACTAGATCCAATACTAACAACAATAGGCTTATGTCTAGTAGCATTATAATAAGTACTTGATAATTTAAAATTATTTCTATCAACTGGGACTACATAATAAATTCTCTGATTATCTAATCCATATGTAGAATGATCAGCTCTGTCTGCTATGTGGACAACTTTCTCAGCTTTAGTAAATCCATGATCAGTTACAGTGAAAGTATTAGTTGCTGTAGTTATTCCAGCAGTAGTAAATCCAACTGGATTAATAGTAAGTTTCCTATTATAATCATTATATTTTACTGTAACAATACCTGAATTATCTGGATTAACTCGAACAATAACAGTATCTTTTGGTTTTAATCCATGAGTACCAGAAGTACCAACTGTTACTAAATTCCTTTGAAGTTGTCCAGTAATAGTCTCAAAGTTATTATTAAAACTATGATATACTCCAGTTCCTATTCCGGTAAAGAATAGTATAGAAGAACTATTACGATGTGTAGTTGCTATACCACACCAACTTCCAGCTTCATTTATAAAGACCTTACAAGTAGCAAGTCCAAGTTCATCTTTTGATATTCTAGCAACATAAAGAGTTTGTCCATCAGTTAATGTTGTTCCAGCACCTGCCCAATTTTGGAATGCAGGACTTTCTCCAGTTGCTCTAGTATCACCAAAGACACTCAGAGCAGCACCTACGACCCCTGTGGCAGCGGCAGACACCTGTGATTTGCAACATAGGAGTTTGACATTAGTTCCATTTGCTGCTTGACTAGTCCTCGTTGTAGGCAGCACTGGTGGCGTGAATGCATTTGTATAAACTGCTTCATTAACAGTATATCTAAGATTAGAAATTTTTCCTCTAAAATACCTATCCTGTGATGCAGCA